CTGCTACCAGACATATACTACAAGGTATGTTGTACATGAGTGTACGTATAGCAGAAAATATTTCTTTACGTATTGCTGATGTATTAGATTTTGCATTGACTGCTGAATCATTGACAAATGCTATAAGTAGATTTAATACTGGTTCTTTAGAAGAAATGAAAAATTTAAATCTTTTCGATTTTGGTATTTATTTAGAATTAGAGCCAGATGAAGAAGAAAAAGCAGTATTAGAACAAAATATACAAATGGCGCTTCAGCAACAAAGTATTAATTTAGAAGATGCAATTGATATTAGACAAGTTAAAAATTTAAAACTAGCTAATCAATTACTTAAATTAAAACGTAAGCAAAAGCAACAACAAGACCAGCAAGCGCAGCAAGCTAATATACAAGCTCAAGCCCAAGCAAACGCACAAGCTACAGAGCAGTCAGCTATGTATGAAGTTCAAAAGCAAGAAGCATTAGCTCAAAAGGAATTACAAATTAAACAAGGTGAATCTCAATTTGAAATTCAAAAAATTGAAAGAGAAGCCCAAATTAAGAAAGAGTTAATGGAGATAGAATTCCAATATCAAATGAAGTTGGCTGGTATGCAAAGACAAAATGAGCAGTCTAAAGAAAGATATATTGAGGATAGAAAAGATAAGCGTACAAGAATTCAAGCTACGCAACAAAGTGAAATGATTTCACAACGTCAAAATGATTTATTACCTAAGAATTTTGAATCACAAAATGATGGATTATCAGGATTAAATTTAGAACAATTTATGCCTAGATAATTATTTTATTAATTTTATAATATTTTATTATGTCAAAAAAGAAAACAGAGGCCACTAAAGTAAAGGTGCCTAAAAAAGCAATTAATGCTGAACCAGAAATAACTAAAGTGGATTTATCTAAACCACCAGTTAAAAAAGAAGAAACTAAAAAAGAAGTTAAACCAGAGGTTATAGACCCAGTAACAAAAGTTAAAGATGCCATTCAAGAGTCTAAGTCAATTGATATGGATGAAGTTAAACCGGCCACAGATGTACAAAAGGTGGAAATCGGAAACGTCGAGCCATCAAATGAAAAATCTCCCGCACAAAGCGAAGAAAAAGTAGAAGATGTAATTCATGAAATTACTGTAGATTTAGAAGAGCCAAAAACTAAAGAACCTGAAGTTAAACCCGTGGTTACTGAAAATATACCTCCACGTCAATTACCAGAAAACGTCGAAAAGCTTGTTGCTTTTATGGAAGAAACTGGTGGGAATGTTGAGGATTATGTAAGACTTAATGCAGATTATTCTAATGTAAATGATGATATGCTATTAAGAGAATATTACACAAAAACAAAACCTCATTTAAATACTGAAGAAGTATCTTTTATTATGGAAGAAAACTTCAAAGTAGATGATGAGCTTGATGAAGAGCGAGACATCAAAAGAAAAAAACTCGCTAAAAAAGAAGAGATTGCAAAAGCAAAGAACTTCCTAGAAGATCTGAAGGTTAAATATTACGACGAAATCAAGTTGAGACCCGGCGTTACCCAAGAACAACAGAAGGCAATGGACTTTTTCAATCGCTACAAGGAGAATCAAGAAATAGCAGAAAAGCAACATAGTAGTTTTGTAACTCAAACTAAAAATCTTTTATCTGATGAATTCGAAGGTTTCGAATATAAACTAGGAGACAAAAGGTTTAGATATAGAGTAAAAAACCCAACTGAGTTAGCTGAAAACCAAAGGGATCTCGGTGCTTTCGCACAAAAGTTCTTGGATAAGGAAGGCAACGTAACTGATGCCTTGGGTTATCATAAGGCTATTTATTCTGCAACTAATGCTGATCAAATTGCATATCATTTTTATGAGCAAGGCAAAGCCGATGCTACTAGAAATATTGCAGCTAATTCTAAAAATATTAATAGTGAGGCACGCGCAACTGCAAATGCTGATGTTAATGTTGGAGGAATTAAAGTGAGAGCAATTAGCGGCGAAGATTCTACTAAACTTAGAATAAAAACACGTAAATTTTAACAACAAAAATTAATTTGAAATGGGAGTATTAAATCCACAATTTGGTAGCTTAGTACCTTCTCAAACTCAACAAGTACTTAACACAAACTATTTACAGTTTAATAATGGTACTAACGATTTCGCTCAACAGTATCTTCCTGAAATATACGAAGCTGAAGTTGAACGTTATGGTAATAGAACTCTAGGTGGGTTCTTGAGAATGGTTGGAGCTGAATTACCTATGACAAGTGACCAAGTAATCTGGTCTGAACAAAATAGATTACACATTTCATATGACTCATGTACATTAACAGGTGTAGATACTATTGATATTAATTTACCAGTAGTTGCAGGTGTTAATAATGTTATTACTCATAACATGACAATAGTCATTATGGATCCATTAAACCCAGCTGCTACAGTTAAGGCATTCGTTGCTGCTGTTGCGGGTACGGTTTTAACAGCATATCCATATCAGCAAGCTAGCTTACAAGCGGCGTTTGGTGCTGGTGCTGCAGGGCTTAAAGTATTTGTTTACGGTTCTGAATTTGGAAAAGCATCTGGTTTATCACCAGCGGGCGCGGACGGTACTGGTTTAGTTACTGAAAACGTTGATCCAGCTTTCACACAATTTTCTAACAAGCCAATTATCATCAGAGATAGATATGCAATATCTGGTTCTGATACAGCTCAAATCGGTTGGGTTGAGGTTTCTACAGAAGATGGTGTTGGAGGATTCTTATGGTATCTAAAAGCTGAAGGTGAAACTAGATTAAGATTTGAAGATTATTTAGAAATGGCAGTTATAGAAGGTCAAATTTCTGATGCAACATCTGGACCAGGTGGAGCACCAGGTGGATTCTATGCAGCAGCTATTGGTGGTGCTATTGGTGGTGCTTTAAATACAGGTTTCTCTGCATTTGCGGCTGGTAACCAATTAGGTACTCAAGGTATGTTTGATGCTATTCAAGCTAGAGGTAATGTAATGACTGGCTTTGCTGGTGCATTAGCTGACTTTGATGCAATTCTTCAAAACTTAGATTCTCAGGGATCAATCGAAGAAAATATGCTTTTCTTAGATAGAGCTACTGAGTTAAATTTTGATAATATGTTAGCTGTTCAAAATTCTTACGGAGCTGGTGGTACATCTTATGGTGTATTTGAAAACTCTGAAGAAATGGCGCTTAATTTAGGTTTCTCTGGTTTTAGAAGAGGTTCTTATGACTTCTATAAAACTTCATGGAAATATCTAAATGATGCTTCTACAAGAGGTGGTTCTACTAATTTTAGCGGAGCTAGTAATGTTGAAGGAGTATTAGTACCTGCTGGTACATCTACTGTTTATGACCAAGTTCTTGGTACTAACATTAGACGTCCTTTCTTACACGTAAGATATAGAGCTTCTCAAGCTGATGATAGAAGAATGAAATCTTGGTTAACTGGATCTGTTGGTGGTGCTTACACTTCTGACGTTGATGTTATGCAAGTAAACTTCTTATCAGAAAGATGTCTTTGTGTACAGGCTGCTAATAACTTTGTACTATTTAGTGCATAAGCATTTATAAAAGGGAAAGGGCGTTAAAAAGCTTAGCTCAATGAACGCCCTGAACCTTTATTTTTTAACTATTTAATTATATTATATTATGGCAAAAAAGAGTAAAGAAACTCAAGAAACTCAGGTTGATGACTGGGAAGTAAAAGATAGAACTTATTACTTAAATTCACATCACACTCCTGTTACTTATACTATACCAAGTAGACACACAAGAAAGCATCCTTTATTGTATTTTGATGCAGCAAAAAAAGAACAGAGAGCGTTAAGATATGCAACTAATCAACCTTCCCCATTTGAAGATGAACAAAAAGGCGAAGCAACATTAGAACATATTGTTTTTAAAGATGGAACATTATTTGTACCTAAAGAAAAAGTAAATTTACAAAAATTATTATCATTATATCATCCAAGAAAAGGAAAAGATTATAATGAATATAATGCAGTAAATGAAGCTAAAGATGATTTAGTAGATTTAGAAATGGAAATTATGGCACTGAATGCTGCAAGGGAAATTGAAGTAGGTCATGCTGAAGCAATCTTAAGAGTAGAAGTAGGCAGCAAAGTAGCTAATATGTCTTCCAAAGAAATTAGAAGAGATATTTTAAGATTAGCAAAACGTAACCCTAGACTATTCATTAGTTTAGTACAAGATGATAATGTTGAATTAAGAAACTTTGCGATTAAAGCAACAGAACAACATATAGTAAAATTATCGCAAGATCAAAGATATTTTATGTGGGGAAGTAATGATCGTAAGTTAATGACTATACCTTTTGATGAAAATCCATATTCAGCATTAGCTGCATGGTTTAAAACAGATGAAGGAGTAGAAGTTTATAAAACAATTGAAAAGAAAATCATCTAAACAATAACATAGGAAGGGCGGCCAACAACGCCGCCTTTTTTATTATAAAGAAATTAAAATGGCGGTAAACGTAGATATAGTTTATAAAACGGTTTTATTAATCCTTAACCAACAACAAAGAGGATATGTCACACCAGACGAATTTAATAAATTTGCTACACAGGTTCAAAGAACAATGTTTGAAAGCTATGCTAGTGATTTAAATCAACAATACCGTTTACCTCAAAACGATACCGAATATGGTAATCGTGTAAAAAACATTGAACAAATGCTAGAGCCTTTCCAATCTATTGGGCCAGCATCCTTTAACACTGATAGATTTACCCTTCCTGGTATTTCTACTATCCCAGCTTTTTCACAAACATTTGTAGGTAATCCACCGATTGACGGTGTGAATACTGTATTTACTGTTACGGCTTGGACTACAGCGCAGTCTCAAAATGCTGATGTTAAAGTATTTTTAAATGGTGTAGAGCAAGCACCAGCAGCTTATACATGGAGCAGCAATAGTAATATACTTAATATGGCGGTAGCGCCATTAATTGGTGATACATTATTAATACAATTATTTCCAAATCAATTTTATAGAATTGGTACAGTTATATATACTAACCCATATAACATAAGTAAAGAGGTTCAATATATTCAAAGAAATGAATTAATCAAACAAGAATTATCTCCAATAACTAGACCTACAGAAATGTTCCCAGTATATTTATATGAAAGAAATGATTTATATATTTATCCACAAACTATACAAAGTGGAATTCAAGTCTCTTATTTAAGAACTCCATTGGATGTAGTGTGGAATTATACAACCGGAGCACAAGGAGAATATATATATAATGCAAATGGAAGTCAAGATTTTGAATTACATCCATCAGAACAAACTGAACTTATATTAAGAATATTAGTATATGCAGGAATAGTAATTGAAGACCCAGCGGTAATTCAGTTGGCTGCAGGAATAGTACAACAAGAAGATCAAAATGAAAAATCATAATTAGATGGCACTTATAACTGAAAACAATACTCAATATTATGTTGGAGAACAATTATTTGTAGTTGACCCAGCGGCTTTATCTGGTCCGTTTACAACTACTTTTAATACTGACTTAATATATTATACTAATGATACAACCGCATTAAATTTTCCTTTAAACAATTTTGACATGTTTATAAGTGTAGATGGAGGAATTACTTTTACTCCTTATACACCGCAAGCTAATCCTTTATATGCATTACCTATAGGAAATGTAGTAGGGAATACTATTACATTAGCTAATCCTTTAGCAGCCGCTAATGTATTTATGGTAAAATTAAGAGAAGGGGCAATATGGGAAAATTATGGTGGATATGCATATATTAGTTTGGAAGATGTAATTAATAACTTTATGTTTGCGTATGTTGGTTATCAAAAACTAATTCAAAATGTAGGAAGAAATGAAGTTATATTTCATGCTAAAAGAGGATTACAAGAATTTAGTTATGATACTTTAAAATCTATTAAGTCTCAAGAATTAACTATTCCGCCATCAGGACAAATTCCCCTGCCACCAGATTATGTAAATTATGTTGGATTATCTTATGTAGATGGGCTAGGCGTTAAGCACCCAATATATCCTGCAGATAATTTAACTTTCC